GGTGCTCGTGCAGTTCGAGATAGGCTTGGTAGATCGCCACTTGCGCGGCGTAGATGGGCTTGGAGATCGCCAAGCCCTTTCTCTCCAGATCGCTCCAGGACTTGTTGCCCAGGCATTTGCATTCCCACAGTCCGGGATAGGCAAAGCCCTCAGGGCCACCCACGATGACGCCGTCAATGTGGCCCTGCAGGCGACCGTCTGCCACCGAGAAACCGAACTGCTCGCCGTCAGGCTTGCGGGTGCGCAAGTCAAAGCCTGCCTCCCGCAGCCACGCGACCATGCAGTCCTCCATGACATGGCCACGCTCGAAGATGCGCAGCATCCGGCCCGGGGTGTCCCGCCCGTGGTCGATGGGAGCCTTGGCGTACTCGAATTGCAGGGCGCGCTCGCAGGCCACCCCGAGGCGCGAGGCCCCGAGGTACTGGCGCTCGGATTGACGGGCTCGGGCCTGTTGCAACCCGGCGTCGACCAGGGCGGTGACCTGGCCCGCGATGCTTGATGAGGAATTGAAGTCCATCATGGCTTCTTCCCCTTCGGTTCATCCCAAGGCAGGTCATCCTCCAGATCCGCGAACGGATTGGCGGCATCGGGTGCCAGCGGATCGGGCGTGGGCGGCAAGCCCCGCACGGGCGGGAACTTGGTGACCTCGTGGTGCGCGACCATCGCCTCCGACCAGCAAGTGACGATGGCATCGATCACCCGCAGCGCTTCGGCCTCGGAGTAGTCGCCCAGAGGCTTGGTAAAACCGATCTCGCCCGCCGCCTCGCCGAAGGACTTGAGGCATTGGCGCATGGCGGCCAGTTCGACTTCAGACGGATCGATCATGGCGACCTCCGTCTTGCCGATGTAGCCATCCTTGGCCTGTTGCCAGTTGCCGTACAGCGCGTGGAACGCGTCCTGGCAGCGACGGGAACAGAACACCCAGTCGAGCACGTAGCGGCGCGCATCGCCGGTCTTGAATCGACCGTCCGTGTGGCCGTAGCCGCGTGCTTGTCGTTTGCAGACCCAGCATTTCATCGGCCTCCCTCACTGCGCCCACGACGGTTTGCCCGTCACGGGTGCGCGTTGGACAGGCGCTGCCTGATACGCGGGTGCCGCTGGCTGTGCCGGAGCACCGGAAGTGCCCCCACCCGTGGACTTGGGCGGCACGCCCATCAACTTGGCGTAGTCGGGGTGATCGGGTTCGACCGCGACCTTGACCACGTTGCGGTCCTGGCCCTTCCCATCCTTCTCGATGTCGACGCGGGCGAGGAACTCCAGGCCATCCAGTTCGTGGAAGCCCTGAATGCGGCGCGCGGCGGCGGCCTGGGGACTGTTGTCCTGCGGGTGGACGTTGCGGGCGCTGTTGAGCGCGGCGCGAATGAAGCTGCGCCCCATCTGACCCCAGGTCGGCCCCTTCTGCGAATGCAGGCCGATGTTCGACCACATCTTGCGTTTGGCGTGGTCGCCAGCGGTGACCACGAACTCGGCGGCCAGATAGATCGAACCGGTGTCGAAGGACTCGGTGGCGTAACCGCCGCCCCAGCCTTGGCTGGGATCGTCATAACCACCGGGCTTGAGGGTCATGCGCACAGGGACAACGGTGCCCTTGGGGATCAGGTCAAAGCCGGATTGCTGTGATTCGGCGTCGTTGAAGTCGTTCCAGTTGTTGCTGGTGGTGGATTGCTGGGTCATGGCGATTACTCCTGAGATTCGTGGGATTGGGTGGTGGCAGTGCGAACGGGCGTGGCGGACTCACCCGCGCACTTGGCGATCAGTGCGCGCAAGTTGGGCGGCTCGAGCGGATCGAGGCGACCGCTGCGGTCTTTGGCGGGGAAGCCGTAGGGATTGACGGTGTGCGTGACGAAGGCGCGGTATGTGCTGCCACTGCCGTCTGCTTCCTGGGCCTTGATCTCGGCCAGCGTCACAACCTCGTCGACGATGCCGGGCAGCTCCAGTGCGGTCTTGCTGCCTTCGATCTGCGGCACGAACACCTTGCGGTTGTAGTCATCGAGCCGCTCGTCGAGGATGGCCACGAACACCACGTTCTTGCCGCGTGCGTGCTGCAGATGGGTCAAAGCGCTGATCATTTCCTGCCCGAGCAGGCCGTAGGCGCCGCGCATGTCCGGCTTGCCGGTACGGTCGCTGACCGCGCCGGGTTGCGTCTTGCACCACGCGAAGCACTGGCGCGACAGCTGCGTGATCGAGTCGAGGAAGAAGGTCTGGTAGCGGCCCAGTTGCGCCGGGTCACCGAACTTCTCGACGACGTGATCGAAGTGCGCCTGCGAAAACGCCGACTCCGGTGGCAGCGACTTGTCCGGGCCCGCGAGAAACACGAAGAAGTCGCGGCTCTCTGGCCAGGATGCCGGACGGATGGTGTCGCCGGGCCAGTCGGCCACGGCGAGATCGCCCGCCTCAATGTCGAGGAACAGCGTGGTGGCCGGGTCGAGATCCTTGAGCCGGGTGGTCTTGCCGATGCCGGATTTGCCCAGCATCAAGAGCTTCACGCCCTTGCGTTCGGCCATGCGCTGCTGCGCGGAGATGATGGGAAGGCTCATCACGCGGCCTCCTTCAGTTCATCGGCGACGGCGGGATTCCAGAGGATCTGGTAGCCGCTGTGGCCGTTGCGCGAGTACGGCATGGCCTCGGCCCATGCTTCACCAGCCTCGGTCAGTTCCCATTCGTCACGGTCGTTCCGGAACTGCAGGCCAGCCGCTGCCAGCATCTGGTTCGTAGCTTTGGCCGAGCGGTTGAGCAGCTTGCCGAGCTGGGTGGCGTTGAGCGCGCAGATCGGTTCGTTGGCCGACGGCAGCGCGCGGCGCAGCACCTCGGTGGTGATGCCCGTGTTCTCCTGAATGCAGGTGAGCGTTGCCGCCGCTGCGATGCCCGGCTTGACGCCCGGCACCTTCGCCACAGCCTCGCCGATCAGCAGAATCGCGGATACACGGTCATGGGTCGGTGCAGGCAAGGCCCCCAGCGCAGCGGGAACGGCATAGCTGCCGGTCTTGCGGATCGCGGGCAGCACCTCGCTGGTCACCCAACGTTTGAAGCGCTTAGCGGCATCCTTGGTGCTGCCGAGGATCAGGGCGTAGAGACCCGACTCGTTGACGTGGTTGGCGCGCTGGGTGCGTCCAAGGTTGTCGATGATGTCGCGTTTTGCGACATCATCCGAATCGACGTGTTTGGCGAGAGCATCGCGCGGATTCGAGAGTTCCAAAGCCGCGCAGACGTCGGCGGCGTTGAACCACGGCTGGCCCGCGTCGTCGACCTGAACGCGCACAGCGTGCGCTTCAAACTGGAAGGGAATGATTGCACTCATGGCCATTACTCCGAATCAAGGGAAAGAGTGAAAGACGGCTTGCCGGAATCCACGGTGCGAGCGGCGGCGAACTGCTGCTGCAAGGCAGGCGGCCAGTTCGTGAAGCGGGATTCGGAGACGGACAACTTGATGTCGAGGTAGCCCTCGACCTTCTCGCCTGATGCCACGATGCGTTCGGCGATTTCGGTCAATTGCTGCTGGTTCCAGCTGACCTTCTTGGGCAACTCGAACTTGAGCCGCAGCGGGCCATCGCTGATGTGGGCGGTGCCGAAATCGCGGCCGGATTCACGCAGCGCGGCGCGGGCCTGCTCGCCGTAGCACTGATCCAGCGCCGCGTCGAACTTGGTGCGGGCCTTCTTGAGCCAGTCGATAGCCGCGTCGAGGTTCTTGTCGATCTCGCGCTTCTGCTCGGGCGGCAGTGCAGCCAGTTGGCTGACGGACATCTCGGCGATGTCGGCGGGGAAGATGGTTAGATCGCTCATGGCCGTCCTCCTCACTGATACGCACGAGTGAAGCTGGAGTAACGCGAGACGCGCCGCTCAAAGGCTTCGATTTCGTGCAGGAGGTAGGTGACCCGGCGGCCGAGCTTGCAGTAGATCGGTCCGAGCTGTTCCTGACGCCAGCGGCGCAGGGTCTTGACGGAGAGCCCCCAGCGGATGGCGAGCTCGTTTTCGTCGAGGGCGATGCACACGGCACTGCCGGGGTTGGGTCGGAAGGAATCCCGACCTGTTTGGGTTGCTGGAACTTGGGTTTGCATTTCGATGTGCCTCCTAGATGAAATGGGCACATCGAAGTCTCCGCATGGAACTACGGACTGAATCCGGATCGGGCTCCGGAAAAAACTACGACTTCTACTGGCGGCGCACTTGGTAGTAGCCGCCAGACTTCACGAGAACGAGGAAGTCCTCTCTTGTTTCCTTGTCACCAAAGGCCTCATCAAATGACCGGGCAGCAGAGTGAACTTGCGTCTTGACGTCTGCCCACTTCATGGCCGGAGGTGTCTTGCCTTCCACGCCCCACATCACTTTCAGAATTGCTGCGCGCGTATCACTCACCAATCGTGATGAAGCAAAGTGAGGCAATTTCACGCGGGTGCCCTGCAGGTACTGCAATGGCTCGGACTCACCGCTAGGCGTGACGTAGCCGCGCAGCACGCGGTCGAATGCGCTTGCATCGAAAACATCCTGCCCATCGTCCAGGCGAACGAACTCATCGAGCGCCCGGATCACATGATCACGGGGCAGATCTGCCTGAACTTGGCGGGCCTGCAAAATCACACCGCCGCGTGACCATGCAGGATCAGCCAGAACAGAAGATGTATTGACGGCTTGCGCACGTGCCCACGCGCGCCCAACAAACACCGGGGCAAAATCATGCGTCCCGGCGACGCGCAGGTCGCCGAGATGCCAGAGATGCTGTGGCGTGAGGCATGGGCGGCTGGCACGTCGCCGATCTTCGATGCCTACCATGCGTGCCAGATCGGTCAGCCATCGTTCGATCTGGATACCGCACAGTGCGATCTCGTTCAAGGGCTGCACCACAGTGCGCCCATCCAGCGGACTGCGATAGCGGTAGCAGCCCGCATCGGGATCGGCCTCGATCTCGACCTCGCATTCAGAGTCGAGGAACGGGGCCATGACATGCGTGAGATGACCCTCGTCGGTGATCCAGCCCCGCTGCAGGAGCTGAGAACGGTCACGTCCGAACGTTGTGGCCAGCACTGGTGTATCCAGGCTCGACAGCCTGTCGATGGCGGTGAAGAAGCGTAGATGCAATGACATCGTCGACGCTCCCTCAGAATTCGCTCAAGACGCCGAGGCGAATCAACTGCTCCAGTACGCGCTTGCGGTCGTCCTCGGTCTTACTCTTGTCGTTCAGGCCGTTGGGGGCTGTGATCTGGACGGCGACGTTGTGCGCCTTGCGGTGGGGCTGTGTCGCCATGCGCATCACCAGCTTCACCTGTACCAGTGCGTACTGGCTCAGATCTTCGGCGCTGTAATCCTCGTAGGCGACCTGATAGACGTTGCGGCTGTCACGCCGATCGCGGGTGATCTCCATCTTGCTCGCCAGCTGCCGAGCGACGGTCTTGCCGCCAAGCTCGAGCAACTGTTCAAAGGGCTTGGCCACCTTGATCTGAAGAATGTCGATGCGCTCGATGTCCGCGATGCGATCCTGCTCCAGCCGCTTGAGCATGGCCGAGGTCGAGAACCCGAGCAGATCGAATTGACGCATCGGCATGTCGTCAATCGCGCCCTCGTGCGCCAGCGCCACGTCGCGGAAGATGGTGGCAAGCTCCCGGCGCTTTTCCCGGTCTTCGCAGAACACTGTCAGCGCCCCGGTTGCCGGTTCCCAGGAAAAGCGTGCCGACATGGCAGCTGGTTCCTCGTGGTCGACCACTTGGCCGTCTTCCACCTGCCGGTAATGCGCCGTAGAACCATTGAAGGTTGCGCACAGCGTGTGCAGCTGTGTCAGCGGCTCGTCGTCGGCATCTTCATCGTCATCGCGCTGTGCGTGGGACAAGCCGCACCGCACAAACTGCTCGATCAGGATTTGCTCTTTCGGCACATGCGGGAACAGCTCTGCAATCCGTGTGCGAAGTGCTTCCTGGATGTCATCGCCATTTTTCGGCTCCACGCCCTTGGGGCCAAGGTAGTGGCTGGAGAAGTGCTCGCTTTTCCACTGGCGGTGCATCACCTGTTCGTGCTCCGCGTGATCGAAGCGCGCTTCGCGGCGTGCTCCAGCCTCGGGAAACTCCTGCAGGAGATAGAGGTGCAATGCGCGGCTATGGCGGTCGCTGGGCATTGCGAGCACGGTGGCATCGTCTTCGCGCCTGGCGTCGAGCACCGCCTGAACAGCCTGAGCGCCGTAGTCATCGCTGAGCAGGATCACTCGTTCGACGGCATCCTCGAGGCGCAGGCGGATGGCAGCATCCAGTTTGGCCACGCAGTGGAAAAATGCCTGACGGGATTCGACCGGCAGTTTTCCTTTCGAGGCATCGGCCAATGCCTGAAGTTCCGGCAACGCATCGCCGCTGGCCAGTTCAAGCAGGCGCACCACCAGCGCCGGACGCTTGACCTTGCGCAGCAGATCGACGAAATGCTCCATTCCGGGCAGGATGGCAGGGCCATCATCTGACCGTTGCTCGCGCGCCCGCTTCGGTGACGACTTCGGGTTGACCGCTTTCTCCTGCTGGGCGGTGGTGGTGTGACCGGTAGGCATAGGCAGACTCCTTCGTAAAGTGCGCGATTGCGCGAGTTGTTAACTGCGAGATTCAAAAAATGCCGACGCGAGGTCGGCGCGGATGGGATGGTGATGATCAGCGCACGGCGTTCTCCGGGCGGATCAGGCCGTAGCGTTGCAGGCGCACCTGCACAAAGCGTGGATTGACGCCAAAACGCAGGGCCAGCGCACGTTGCAGCAATTCCATGTCGGCGGCGTCGCTGGCGGCGAGTTGCATGCTGGTGCCGGGAATCTCCGGATCAAGCGACGGGCCACGATGAATGCTGACGTTGTATTCCGATGCCAGCTCCTCAGCTGCCGTGCTCAAGAGCTTGCGCGGCACCAGCAGCGAGCCCATGAATTCGTTGGCACGCAGCTCGGCAAAATGCACTTCCGTCGCCATTGCTGCTGATGGGGCTGTAGGTACTTTTGCCAAGTGCTCGCTGTCCGGCGTGGTGGTGCGGTAGGCGCGCTGCACGACTGGCTCCAGGGCATCGAACAGTCCTGGGCCTTTGCCGCCGTCCATGATCCAGCCTGGGGCATCGAACACAGCGTGGCCGAGTTCATGTGCCAGCGTGCTCAGAGCCAGCAGCTCACTGAGTTTTTCGCCGACGGGCGACACGCACACCATCGCGGTGTCTGGTGCGTAGGGGTCATACTCGCAGATGCCGAAAACGTGGTTGCCATCCTCGTCATGCACCTCGCAATCAGTGCTGACCTCGAGCGCGAAGTCGATACCGTTGATCTTCAAACGGTCGATCTGGCGCAGCGTGTCGAAGGCAATGGCATCAACACCGCTTCCCACCAGTTGCTGGCGGGCGAGTGCTGCGATGGCTTCGATCTCAACGTGCTTGATGAATTTGGGGCGCTTGCGGTCGCAATGCCGGTAGTCGAGGGTCAGAACCGGCATTCACTTTTTCTCCGTGACTTCCCGGCGGTACATCCGCACAACGTTACCAACATCCTCGCGCATGTCGGGCGGCAGACGGCTGGCCTCCACGAAGGCGTCGTCCGGATCGATGCCCAGAATCTCGGCCGCCTTGCGTATCAGTTCATCCTTGGGCGGTTTTTCCATATCGCGTTCGATGCGTGACCAGTAGGCAGGCGAAATCTCGAGCTGACGCGCGAATTCGTTCATCTGGATGTTCTTCTCTTCGCGCTGTTTGCGAATGAAGGCTCCGAAAGGCATGGTCGTTTCCTAGTTGCGTGATTAGTTAATGCCTGGAGCGTACTGCGAGAAGTTCCGTCTGTCAACTGTTTAGTTAACGCGAAAGTTTTTGCCGCCGATTACCCGGAATTGCCATCCGCTTCGGACGATCAGGCTCACTATTTCTGACGGTTGCAATTCCTCGGAGCCGTCATGAAGAACATCGAACTCGCATCTCCCACGGAGATGAGCGCCAGCGCCCGTGCTGGCGAAATCGCCGCCATCCTTGCGGCTGCCATCGTCCGCACCCTTGCTGCGGATGAGCCAAAACAGAGAGCCAATTCGACAAGGGGAGGCCTTGGCTTCCTGCCCGACCAGCGCGTTCATACAACCCCCTATCAAGAGGAGAAGTTGTGATGAACGAGAAACAAGCATCCGTCGCGGCACGGATCGCGGANCTGGCCTGCCTGCCGATGTCCGAGCTCTGGACGGTGTGGGATCGGTATTTCCCGCGCCGCCCGGACTACCCCAACCGCACGCACGTCGAGTCCCGTCTCGCCTACAAGCTGCAGGAGGAAGCCTTCGGTGGCCTTGCGCCCGAGACCAAGCAGCGTCTGGAAGCCATCGGCGCGAAACACTCCAAGATCAAGTTGCGGGCCAAGCCGCGCGAGTTCGATTTCGCGCCGGGCACGATCCTGCTGCGCGAATGGGGCGAGCGCGANCACCGGGTGACNGTCACCGCCGAGGGGCTGTTNGAGTACCAGGGGCGCAACTTCAAGAGCCTGACGGCGGTGGCCCGCCACATCACNGGCGCGCACTGGTCGGGGCCGCTGTTCTTTGGCCTGAGCAAGGGAGGTGCNCGATGAGCGAGATNGCCAGCACCAAGGCNCGCAAGCGCTGCGCCGTCTACTGNCGGGTGTCCTCGGATGAACGGCTTGACCAGGAGTTCAACTCCATCGACGCNCANAAGGAGGCGGGCCACGCCTACGTCGCCAGCCAGCGATCCGAGGGTTGGATTCCGGTGGCCGACGACTACGACGACCCTGGCTTCTCAGGCGGCAACACGGATCGGCCCGGGCTGAAACGTCTGATGGCGGACATTGAGCGCGGCCAGATTGACATCGTCGTGGTCTACAAGATCGACCGCCTGACGCGCAGCTTGGCCGACTTCTCCAAGATGGTCGAAGTGTTCGAGCGCCACGAGGTGTCCTTCGTGTCAGTCACCCAGCAGTTCAATACCACCACCTCGATGGGTCGGCTGATGCTCAACGTCCTGCTGTCCTTTGCCCAGTTTGAGCGCGAGGTCACTGGCGAGCGCATCCGCGACAAGATCGCCGCCGCCAAACGCAAGGGGATGTGGATGGGCGGTGTCCCGCCCCTGGGCTACGACGTCGACAACCGCCTCCTGGTCATCAACGAGGCGGAGGCGGCTGTGGTGCGCCGTATCTTCGAGGAGATGCTGACCATCGGCTCTCCGACCCAGATCGCCGTCAATCTCACCGCCGACGGCATCACAACCAAGGCCTGGACGACGCAGGAGGGCCAGACCCGCAACGGCACGCGCATCGACAANAAGTACCTGCACAAGCTGCTGCGCAACCGCATCTACCTGGGNGAGTTGTCGCACAANGGGAACTGGTACCCCGGCGCTCACCNGCCGATCATCGNCCGGGANCTGTGGGACAAGGTTCACGCGGTGCTGGCCAGGGATGGGCACNCNCGGTCGGTGGAAACCAAGATCCGGTCGCGCACCGACGCCTTGCTGCGNGGCCTGCTGTACGCCCCCTCGGGCGAACGGATGTACCCAACCTACTCACGCAAGAACGGGCGCAAGTACCACTACTACGTGTCCAAGTCGGAAAGCCGGTTCGGGGCACCGGGCAAGAGCTACGAACGCCTGCCTGCACCGGAGATTGAGGCGGCAGTGGTGGCCCAAATCCGCACGGTGCTGACCAGCCCAGAATCCATCGCATCGGTGGTGCGCCACATCCAGCGCAACGGCGGACAGGTCGATGAAGCCACCACGGTGATGGCGATGGGACGGCTCAACGACGTGTGGGATCAGTTGTTCCCGGTCGAGCGCCATCGCATCGCCAACCTGATGATCGAGCGCATCGACCTCGTCCACGTCGGCGAGGTGCAGGGTATCAAGGTGAAGTGGCGGGAACTGGGGTGGGACGCCCTGATCGGTGAATTCGCCCCGAGAGGGATCGGCGCAGAACTGGTGGAGGTCGAGGCCTGATGGACGACACACTGGAAACCTTCGTGCCACTGACATTCCGCCGCCGGGGCGCGCGGCGCGTGGCCGCCGATGACCGCCACGTCCACGATGTGACGCTGTTGGAGGGGGTGGCACGCGGTTTCTACTGGCAGCACCTCGTGGACACCGGCGAGATGAGGAGTGGCTCGGAGATCGCCCGGGCCGAAGGCTTACACCCCTCGGTCACCAACGAACTGATGCGCCTGAGCCTGCTCGCGCCCGACATCCTCGAACTGCTGATGACCGGACGGCAGCCGCGCCGGATGAACCTGATCTGGTTCCAGCGCAACCCGCTGCCGGTGGATTGGGAGGCGCAACGCCAGATCGTGAAGCGCTTTGAGGAGGACGCATGAGCAAGAAGCACCGGGGCCGGTTCAAGGGTGATCCGGTCAC